AAGAGCATCTAAAGCGATGTTTCATATTAACGGTCCTCTCCATATTGATATTCCAACAAATCAGCTATATAGCCAATGTCCTCTTGGTAACCACAATAAATACACATATAATGCTCCTCAAGCTCGTGGTCACAACATTCTTGACAATCAACATCATCACAAGGTTCATGTTTTATTAAGTGTTCCATACTAACGGTCTCCTTCAAATGCATATTCTGCATCACAAACTAAAAACTCTGTTCTATCCATACCGCAATCAAGACAAATTCCATGGTCATGTTCATCATGCATACAACATTCTTGACAACCAGCATCATCACAAGGCTCATGTTCTATTAAGTGTTCCATAAGTACCTCCGTTACAAAACATACCATAATTTCATGTCAAAAAGGGTAAAATATGACCATTTCTGTATACTTCTTAGACAGCGTCTCTGATTAGTAAGTGTAATCAATCTATTGGAGGAAAAATAAATATCTACAGTACCGTAAAATAGCACAATCGCATGCGTGTCAACACAATCGAATCCGTATATTCTTATATATAATATATAGCTTAGTATAAAATATCCTGATACGTAAACAAACATACATAACACACATACTAACTAACTTAGTATATACGAAGTACTTAGGAGTAGCGTTGATGGAACAGGCTGAGTTAAAGGCCATATTAGAGTTAGCCGCACAGTACGGTGTAACTAAACTAAAGTTACCATCTCTCGAAGTAGAATTCGGGAGCGCACCATCTCCTATAATGCAACAGTCTGCTCAGTTACCTCCTGCTGAACTAGAAGAGAAAGACATGCTCTTTTGGTCTTCAGATACTATTCCCACTAAAGAAGCTGCTTAATGGATTACAATAGCTTTAGCGCCCAAGGCGATATATCCCCATTTGCCGTTACAAAGAAATGGTGGGAAGAGCCTATCGAGAACCTCCCCGCCGCGCTCTTTGGTGTAGTTAAGTATCTTAAGTATAATCAATCAATTAGAACCACTCAGCTCCTTACCTCTACTCGCCTATATGGCAATCTCACCCTCATGGGCCTCAATGGGCTTACTTATTCTAAGATAGCTTCAGTTACTTCAGCTAGTTCAAGCCGCCTGACCTATAACGTAGTGCAATCAGCTATCGATACAGTTGTGGCTAAGATGGCTAAGAACAAGCCTAAGCCACTGTTCCTTACGTCTGGTGGCGACTACAAGCTCCAACGTAAGGCTGAGAAGCTAACTAAGTTCGTAGATGGCATCTTCTATGAGAACAAGGCTTATGAGTTGGGCACACAGATATTTAAAGATGCTTGCATATGGGGCACGGGCGCTCTACATATCTTTATCCAAGACGACAGACTTAAGTTTGAGCGTCAAGTAATCACTGAGCTACAAGTTGATGATATGGAAGCCTTTTATGGCTTTCCTCGAAGTCTCTATCGCACTCGCACCGTAGACAGGTCGGTGCTCCTTGCGATGTTCCCTGAGAAAGCATCTGTAATACATGATGCGGACACCGCTAAGCCCGATGATTTAGGTTCCTATCCTACCACAGCTGACCAAATTGTGGTATGTGAAGCATGGCATTTACCGAGCCGCAAAGATGCTAATGACGGTAAGCACGTGATTATCATCGATAAAGCTGTACTATTTACTGAGAAATGGGAGCATGCCTTCTTCCCATTTGCGTTCTTCCATTGGAACAAGAAAGTGTTTGGCTTCTGGGGTCAAGGACTCGCTGAACAGATTCAGCCCATGCAATTAGAGATTAATAAGCTTCTATGGGTTATTCAGCGGTCGATGCATCTAGCCGGAAGCTTTAAGATATTGGTCGAGAATGGGTCAAAGATTGTCAAAGAACATCTTAACAATGACATCGGGTCTGTTATTACATATACCGGACAACAGCCCGCGTATATTACCCCACCTATTGTCCAGCCCGAAGTTTACAGTCACCTGCAATTGCTTAAACAATCTGCATTCGAACAAGCAGGTATTTCAATGCTTTCTGCCGCTAGTCTTAAACCTGAAGGACTAGATAGTGGTAAAGCTCTTAGAGAGTTTAATAACATCGAATCTGACCGCTTCATGACTGTTGGGCAAGAGTACGAACGGCTATATACAGGCATGGCTGACGTCTGTATCGAACTGGCTAAAGAGCACTTCGGTGAAGATGGAGAATATAGAGTAAGGGTGCCTGATAGGAAGTTTATAGAGACTATCAACTGGAAAGATGTACATATGAAAGAAGATGAGTATGTCCTCCAGTGCTACCCAATCAGTTCATTGCCTCAAGAGCCGGCAGGTAGGCTTCAAACCATACAAGAGATGATGCAAGCGGGTCTTATCGACCCAGACGCTGGTCGCAGGCTGTTGGATTATCCAGACCTCGAAGAAGAAGAGAGCCTTAGTAATGCGGCGCTTGATTATCTACATGAAATACTTGATAAAATGGTTGATGATGGCGAATATACGCCACCTGAACCCTTCGACAACTTGCAAGCGGCACGGAAGTTGGCTTTGGAATACTATGCTAAGGGCAAGTGCGCCGGCCTCGAAGAAGAGAAGCTAGAGCTTTTTAGACGATTTCTATCTCAGTTAGATGCGCTTAATGCGCAAGCTCAGGCGGCAATGGCGCCACCTCAGCCGCAACCACAAGCTCAACCCCAACCGGCCCCGCAAAGCGACCTATTACCTAATGCGCCCGGACTACAAGCAATACCTGGAGGAAGACAATAATGAGTATCGAATCGGCACTAACGGCCCTAACAGCCCCTATTACGCAATCTGAGGGGTCTGCAGCACCTACCCTAGCGACCCCCCCATTGAAATCGCTTCCTGAGGTCTTAAAAGCGGGTTTAAAGGCCGATAAACCAGCGGTCGAGGAGAAGGCTCCTACTTCGGATAGATTCGCTGCTCTTGCCCGTAAAGAGCGCATGCTCACCCAGCGGTCACGAGAGATTAAGTCCCGTGAAGAAGAGATTGCTAAGTCTCTTAAACGAGTATCAGAGTTTGATAGCTATAAGACTCAAGGTAAGTATGTAGAAGCTCTACAGCTGCTTGGGCTTACGCAGGATGATTTACTTAACTTCATAGCTAATGGTCAGAAGCCTAGCCCAGAGTTGGAAGTTCGTAAGGTTCAACAAGAGATTGAAGCCCTTAAGAAGCAGCAGGCTGATGAGAAGAAGCAGGCTGAAGTAGCACGAGTAGCCTCAATTGAGCGTGAATACAAAGAGGCATCGGCTGAGTTCGATGTCGAGATTAAAGACTTCATGAAGGCCAATGCAGATAAGTATGAGCTTATCAATATGCATGAAGGGGCCTCGATAGTAAGAGCAACCATTGAACAACACTATAAGAATACTAAGAAGATGATGGATTTAGGCGAAGCGTCGGACCTGGTAGAGAGCTACCTGGAAGAGCAGATTAAGAGGTCCCAACAAGCCAAGAAGTTTCAGGCCAAACCAAATGGCCAATCAGAGCAACCGTCCAGAAGTTCTGGTGAGAAGGGGTCAAGCCAAGCGCCTCGGAGCGCATCCCCCACCCTTACCAACACGGTTAGTTCATCAGCCCCATCCCTGTTATCCCCTCGTACAGAGCAAGAGAGGCTAACTAGAGCGATGGCTGTACTTAGCAAATAACGTTACCTATCAGCGCGGGCCTTGAGCCCAAGTAAAGCGAATACCAAAGGGAAGCGACCCAACAATAAACTTAAGGTATTAATAACATGAGTCAATATTTAGATTTGACAGCCATGAATGCGGCACTTAAGGAACTCTATGACGGACAAGTCGTTGAGAACCTGGTGTACAAGGACAATCCGCTTCTGGCTATGGTCCCCAAGAAAACGGACTTTGGTGGAAAGTATAAGCCAATTCCGATTATCACTGGTGTTTCTCAAGGTCGAAGCTCCACATTCTCCAATGCACAAGGTAATCAATCGCCGGTGCAAATCGAGTCGTTCCTGCTCACACGAGCTTCGGACTACTCTATTGCTACGATTGATAACCAGACAATGCTTGCATCACGTACTGATAAGATGGCCTTCCTAGAAGGTTCTAAACTTGTCATTGATGGTGCGATTCGTTCTATTACAAACTCATTGGCCTCTGCTCTTTTCAGAAGCGGCACGGGTTCTTTAAGCCAAATCAGTACTATCACTTCAGGAGCAATCCTGCTTAGCAATAGCGCTGATGTCGTGCAGTTCGAAATCAACATGGTTCTCCAAGCTAACATGTCTGATGGCGGCACTCCTCGTGCGGCTCTCGGATATGTTATCGCGGTTGACCGGTCGAACGGCATTGTGACTGTTTCAGCGTCTGGATTCGGCGGACCTGCTGGCAGCCCTGCTTCATGGGCACCAAATGACTTCCTCCTTGTCCAAGGTGACAACAACCTGAAGATTAAAGGTTTGGCTGCGTGGCTTCCTGCTGCTGCTCCGAGCTCTTCGGACAACTTCTTTGGCGTGAACCGAAGCGTTGATACTGTGCGTCTTGCCGGCGTTCGGTACAATGGTTCGGCTCAATCAATCGAAGAAGCCCTTATCGATTCTAGCTCGTTGCTAGCGCGAGAAGGTGGAAAACCCAATGTGTGCGTCACGAACTTTGCGTCGTGGAGTGCACTTGAGAAGTCACTCGGTAGTAAGGTTCAGTACATTGACCTTAAAGCGTTGCCAGAGAATGCAGAGATTGCATTCAGAGGCATCATGGTCAATGGCGCGAACAGCCTTATCAAGGTATTCCCTGATAGGAACTGTCCTGCACTTACTGGCTACCTGCTTCAGATGGACACGTGGTGTTTAGAGTCTCTTGGCGATGCGCCGCAGATTCTCAGATACGGCGATGGACTTGAGATG